TACAAGTTGTAACTCAAAGGTTTAACTCACATAAAACACAAGGAAAATACACAAGTAAATATAAAGGTGTTTGTTGGAGTACAAGAGAGGGTCGATGGTTATCTCAAATAAGGATAAACAAAAAAAATTTTCATTTAGGATATTTCAAATGTGAGTTAGCAGCAAGTTTAGCATATCAAAATAAATTAAAAGAATTAATATGAAAGTGGAATTAATATCAGTGTACGGTAATGACTCGACAGTTTGCGATGCAGCGAGAGTGTCGTTTGATAAGAAAGCAAGTAACTATTCAGAGGAGCAGAATAGTAGATTGATAAACTATTTAGTGAAGCATAAACATACATCAGTGTTTAGACATCCACAACTGACTTTTAGAATAAATTGTGCCATTTACATAGAGAGACAATTGTTTAAGCACCAAGTAGGAATGAGTGCCAACTCTATAAGCGGACGGTATTGTGATTTCTCTGATACGTACACACTTATAAGTGAATGGAGGGAACAAAGCAAAGATAGTAAACAAGGCAGTGCAGGAGCTTTACCGTACGATACGCAAGAGAAATGCAACGAGATTGAATACAATGTAAAAGAACTTTGTCAGAATGCGTATAAACAATTAATCAGTTTAGGAGTATCAAAAGAACAGGCAAGAACTATACTACCGTTGAATCTTAACACAACTTTTTTGTGGACAGGTTCACTGCTATCGTTTATCCACGTTTTTAACTTACGTTTGAAGTCAGATGCACAACAAGAAACACGTGAAGTAGTTGCCGAAATGCTTTCACAATTAAAAGAAAATGGTAACTTTACCGAGTCATTAAAAGCATTTGAATTATGAAGTTAAGATGTATTGAAAAATACTTTGCCAATGTAACCTATGGTAAAGTGTACGACGTTGTAAAGCAAGATAAAAGCTACACCTGGATAATTAACGACAAAGGACAGGAGCAACAATTTGATACGATTGAAAACTATTTTGAACAGAGTATCACTGATGAGGCTCCGTCGCATTACAACAATGATAAAGGATCGCTTTATAAATTTGCAGAAGATAATGGATTGAACTCATATGAATTTGATTTGTGCAAACGTATCATAAGATGTAGAAAAAAAGGTAACTTTGTTCAAGACTTAGAGAAGACAAAATTTTTAATCAATTTATACATTAAAGAATGGAAAGAGTAAAGTATTTAATTAGTGGTGTAATTAGGGATTGTTTAGACTACCCCCACGGATTTGTAGAATGTGTAAACATGTTCTTTGTACCTGAAGAAAAAGATTTATTCAGTTTTGAATTAATTCCAGGTGGAAATTATTACTTTAGTTTTGAAGTGTTTAGTAAAGAACAAAGAGAAAAAGTAATTTGGATTTTAGAGAAAACAGTTTACAAGTACGAAGAAATGGAGTTTTGCAGTTATGAGTAAAGTATATTTACCAACTTACAAAGATTGGTTTCAAATAATAAAACAAGAAGGAAATCGAGTTTTGATTGATTTTTACGGTAAACAAATAGTTTATAACATAAGCGGAACACAAGGAATAAAATTTAATTAAAGAATGGAAAGAGAAATAATCAACTGGGCTAAGGCTCGTAACTTAGACAACCCCGACAATAAGTTCCAACAACTTGCAAAGGTAGTTGAGGAAGTAGGGGAAACAGCATCAGCAATACTAAAAAAAGATATAGCAGCCACGATTGATGGATTAGGAGACACTTACATCACATTAGTAATATTAGCTAATCAAATGGGCTACTCACTTGAAGATTGCGCTAAAAGAGCCTTTAAGGTAATTGAATACCGAACAGGTAGAACGGAATCAGGGACATTTATTAAAGACTAACTTTATACCCTTGCAGCTAACGTTGTAAGGGTTTTTTTATTATGAATCTAACAGAAATAGCAAAGCATCACGACGAATGGGTGCGCATCGTAAAACGGTTCGGAGCAAAGACCGAAGCGGAGGACATCGTTCAGGATATGTACATTCGTTTTCACAAGTACGGCAAAGGTCAGGTGATCACAAAGTCATTCATATGGATAATGCTGCGTAACATATTTTTTGACTATTGCAAGCGAGAGATTTCAATGGTCGATATCGACCTTATGGTTGACCTATCCGAAGACGAAAACAACAAAACATACGAAATTGAGTTATACTATCAAAGCGTTGAAGAACAAATAAAAACATGGGAGTGGTTCGACCAACAATTATTTTTATTATATTTGCGAAGCGGAAAATCAATGCGTGAACTTGAAAAGGAAACAAAGATATCTTTGACTTCGATTTTTCATACAATAAAAAAATGTAAAAGAAAACTTAAAATATGGCAAAAAGAGTATCAAAGGGATTTGGCGATACAGTAGCTAAATTTACAGAAGCAACAGGGATTGATAAGCTTGTTAACTTCATTGCTGGAGAGGATTGTGGCTGTAAAGAACGTAAAGAGAAACTTAACAAGTTATTCCCTTACAAGACTCCAGAATGCTTAACAGAAGTAGAACACGAACATCTAACTAACTTACTTCCTAAAATGACTGTAAGGGTTAGACCTTCAGAACAATTACAATTTCTAAAGGTTTATAACAGAGTGTTTAAAACGAATGAGCAACCAACTTCATGCGCTTCTTGTTTGAACGATATGCTTCGTAAAATGAAACAAGTATACAACGCTTATGAAGATGATGGAGCGTTTTTAGGGTAGTTGATTAACCAAGATTTTTTTCAAGATGGCAAACGGACACGGAGGTGCGAGACCAAACTCAGGAAACAAACCAAAGCAAGACTTTGAAAAGACAAATAATATATTCTTAACTGCAATAAAACAAGTTAAGGATGTTAATACAGATGATGAAGCACGTATTGAATTAGCAAAAGACTTGTTAACGTTTGAGCGTGGTAAGATATTTGTTTCTGAGCATATCTTTGGTAAAGCAACAGAAAGGATTGAATCTGATGTTAACGTTACTACAATGAATTTAAAAGATATAATTAGTTTTGGTACTACTGAACCCGAAATATAAAGCATTTGCAAATGATAGCAGATATTTCATTATTACAGGTGGTAGGGGTAGTGGTAAGTCATATTCTATTAATTTACTATTACTACTCCTCACATACGAAACCAACCATGTTATCTTATTTACAAGGTACACTCTTACTTCTGCTCACGTCTCTATTATACCTGAGTTTATTGATAAGATTGATATATTAGATAAGCATAAGGATTTTCACATTACCAAAGATGAAATAATTAATCTAAGGACAGGGTCAAAGATATTATTCAAAGGTATTAAGACATCAAGCGGAACCCAAACTGCTAACCTTAAATCATTGGCTGGAGTCACAACATGGGTGTTAGATGAAGCTGAAGAGTTAACAGATGAAGATACGTTTGATAAGATTGATTACTCGATAAGACATAAAGAGAAACAAAATAGGGTTATATTAATACTTAACCCTGCCACAAAAGAACATTTCATTTATCAGAAGTTCTTTGAGAGTAGAGGTGTTGAAGCTGGAGTCAATACGATTAAAGGCGATACAACGTATATCCACACAACGTATCAAGATAATATATCAAACTTATCAGAAAGCTTCTTAAATCAAATAAAAACGATAAAAGAACGACGCCCAGACAAGTATAAACACACTATACTTGGTGGATGGTTGGATAAAGCAGAGGGGGTTATCTTTACAAACTGGAGAATAGGAGCGTACAACAATGATAATGGTTCGGTATTTGGACAGGATTACGGATTTAGTAACGACCCATCAACATTAGTTGAAACGTCAATAGATAAGACTAACAAGATTATCTATGTTAGATTACACATTTATCAGACAGGATTAACGACATCACAATTAGCGCAACTTAATAGACAATTTGCGGGACGTGACTTAATCGTTGCGGATAATGCAGAGCCACGTTTGATCAACGAACTAAAGGCGCAAGGTTTAAATATAGTTCCAACAATCAAAGGGGCGGATTCGGTAAAATATGGTATAAGTTTATTGCAGGACTATGACTTAATTATTGACGAAAAATCCGTAGATTTGATAAAAGAATTAAATAACTATTGCTGGTTAGAAAAGAAGTCAGAAACTCCGATTGATAAGTTCAATCATGGATTAGATGCTTTACGCTATGCAGTTAGTTATCAATTAGCAAACCCAAATAAAGGAAAA